CTTGTATATTATATTATATAGGTTTTATAAACGTGCTTGCACGCCTATATAATATAATATACAAGATTTTAAATTTTTTATAATAATATTTTTAATATCGCCGTCTACGAGCCCATCGGGCGAGTTAAATGCGTAGCATTCTAAAGTTTTTAATATAATTTTATCCGAATTTTAATTTATCCGATAAACAAACTTTTTTTATAATATTATTTAAAAATAAATTCATAAAAACCAATAAAAATGAATACACCTGATAATTATTTATGCCAATTAAAATTTGAATTAAATCCTTATACTCCAGATTTATTTAAATCTCAATGGTTTTATATTAAATATTTAACAGAATATGGAATAATTGATAATTATAATTTTATTATCCTTTTAGAATTTATGAAAAATAATTTTAATTTAGAATCAAATAAAAATTTAATTATTTGTGATAGTTTAGCAGGTGGATTTACAAGTCAGTCAAACTCTTTTAATAAATATTTTAATTTTAGATTAAATTACAATGATATCCATGATGATAATATAATTATCAATATATATAATTCCTTTACTGAAAAATGGACTTTTCAAGAATTGGATGATATTATATTTTCATTTATTACATCAATTCAATCTTTTATTAACTCTAATTATATCTCTTATAGTATCATCATTAAAAATATTAATTTAACTTTTAATAATAATCAACATATTGATAATTTTTATAACAATGACACTACATTAATTGATTTTTTTTATAATAAGACTAATAATAATAATGACGATAATGAAAATGAAACACTAAGTGATTTTGGAAGCGATTCTTCAACAATACGTAATTTCAACATTCATTAAATAAATCATAATATTGTATTATAATATTTTCTACGTTTGTAAATATCTCGTCCTTTTTTTTATTATAAAACCATAATATTATGTCAACTCGTCTGAAATAAAATGCATTTATAATTGCTCTTTCACTAACTAAAAATTGTATTTCATTTCTTCTTTCCCAAAACCAATTCATTATATTTATAGAACCATGTCTTGATGAAATATTAATTGCCCATTCAGTATATATAAATGGAATTTCATCTTTTCTATAATAAAACCATTCTAATAAATATATATTTTCATCTTGTGCTGCATTATCTATTGCATCCTCTGTATATTTAAATTCTATTTCATTTCTTCTTTCCCAAAACCATTGAATTATATTTAAATATCCAGCATTTGATGCTGTATTTACCATTCTTTCATCATATGAAAATTTGATAATATTTCTTTTATTCCAAAACCAATCTAATACTTTTAAATTACCATACATACTTGACCAATAAATATAATCATAACTATTTAATAATAATTTATTATTTGTTTCATATAACCAATCTATTATTTCAATTAATTCATATTTACATATATTGTTTATAAAATTATACATATAAACTACTTTAAAATCATTTTTAACTACCCATTTGATTATTTTAATTAATTTTCTTGAACATATATTATCCATATTAATTTTATTTAATAAACTCTTATTCTTTTTTTTTATTTTTTCTAATAATTCAATTTCTGAATTTTCTATTATATATTCTATATCACTTATAGTATAGTTTATTTTATTTTTTAAATATAATCTATTTAATTTTTTAGAATTATTCTGAAAATTATATTCGTTACATTGTATATACCATCTTCCGACGTTTTTATATCTAGTACACCATATAAATTCATACAATGTTTCTGATATATTATTCATTGTTTATTTTAAATGAAATTAAATTTAATTAAATTAAAAGTGATTAATAATTTAATTAAATATTAAAAATTAAATATTTAAATTAAATATTAATAATGAGTTTTTATGATGAAATTGAAATTGAAGATTTTGATTACGATGATTTAAATAAATTATATACATATCCTTGTCCATGTGGTGATAAATTTGAAATTAGTTTATTAGATTTACAAAATGGTGAAGAAATAGCTTCTTGTCCAAGTTGTTCTTTAATTATTCGTGTTATTTATGATATTGATCATTTTTCTTTTCACGATTCTTCATTTTCATTTTGATTTTCTATTTTTTTTTGTTTATTTGGTATTTTATCAATATAACTTACTTTATTTAATACATAATAAAATGGTGATTTAATTGTATCATATACATTCTCTATGAATGTTATATGATCATCTAATTGTTCATTACCTTTTTTTAATACTTTAATATCATTCTCAATTTTATCTAATTTTTCTTCTATTTTATCTAATTTTTCAATTATTATATCAAATTTTAAATTATTCATTCTTAATAATAATATAAATAAAATAAATAATTAATATTAACAATACTACATCAAATATATCAGATATTTCTAATGATTTTTCTAATTCTATATATTTTTTATTATTTAATTCTTTATATAATATTTTAGATAACTTCACCGAATTGCTAACAGCAGATTCCAAAGATGTAAATTTATAATAACTATTTCCGTTATGTGTTCCTAAATTATACATATTGGTTATAATATTGTTTTTATATTGTAAAAATCCTTCTTTTGAATTAGATATAAACGCAGTATCTATAGACTTATATTTCTTATCGTTTTCATTGTATTTTACACCAGGTGATATAATTGATATACTTGGACCAGGTATTTCAGGAAATGATTGTCTTAATTGATATAACATTTCTTTTAATAATTCTTCATTGTTACATTCATTTGCAGTTTTATTATTATTTTTTGATTTTTTATCACTTATAGTTACTGCTGTAGATATTACTGTTTTTGATTTCTCTTCACTAAACTCCATATAATCACTTAATATTATATATGCTAATCCCCATTCAGTTCTTGGAAATCCGTACACTTTATTTAATTCTAATTTTTTATCCCAATGAAATGTTACTGATATGTAATCAATATATTCAGTTTCTTTTGAAAATTTTTCTAAATTACCCCAATCATTCTTAATATCATATTGTTTTACTATATCGTTTAAATTTTTAGGTGGTATTGCAAATACATATTTTTCACCCTTTATTATAACATTATTATTATTCTTTTTTATTTTTATATTCTCTATTTTTTCATTCTCTATTTTTATTTCATCTATTTCTGTTTCTAAATAAAATTCTACCCCATTTTTTTCTAAATATTCCTTCCATATTTTAAATAAACCTTCATCTAATGGTTTATTTGGTTGATATAATTTATGCAATATCTGCTGATTAAATAATTGTAAAAATTGATTTAATGTGTATTTTTCTATACCTCCTCCATCAGTTAATTTACAAACCCTATCTATTATTTCTATTGACTCTTTTTTGAAATTATTATTTTTTATAAATTCTTCCATACTTTTATCCATTCCTGCATTTCTATTTATCATCAGTTTGAATAATTCTATGCCAAATAATATTAATTCTCTCCACTCCAATGTTGTAAATATTGTTTCTCCTCCAATTTGTGTTATTGTAAAATTATACTCTTTAAATAATTCGTTGAATTCTACATTCATTTCTTTTAATAATTTATCGAATACTTTATATGTAGAACTATATATTCGTGGACCATGCTCTGTAAAATATCCATCTACACGTCTCACTCTATGACATCCTCCTATAACATTTTCTCTTTCCACTATTAAAATTTTCTTTTTTAATTTACTAATACACTGTGCTAATGCTAAACCTGATGGACCTGCTCCTATAATTATTAAATCATATTTTTCCATTTGTTATTTATATAATTATACATCATTTATTTTTTATTTTTATTCGTAAATATATTTTAATGTTTTTATTATTAATTCCATATAATTATTAAATAATTCTTCCATATATTTTTCATTATAATATTCTTCAAATATTAGATAATCCTTATCTGGATATATTTTACACGATATATTTATATTTTTATTAAATACATTATCAACTAATTTATTATAGTCTTTTTCATTATAATAATATATTTTTTCCCCTTTATATTTTGTTTTATTTATAAAATACTCTGGTATTAAAGAATCCCATATATAATGTAAATTACGTGTTTTATTATATCCATTGTATAATATTTTTACTTTATAATCATTTCCACCTCTCTTGTATCCTAATAAATGCAAAGGTTGTGAAAAATCTTGGATAAAATGAATTAATAATTTTAATTTTTCTTCGTTATTTAATATTTCAAATTTATTATTATTATTTATATACATATCCGTATTTTCTTGTTTGTAAAATATATTTTTTTTATTAGAATGTTTTAATAATTTTGTTAATTCTTTTATACTATAAATTATACAATTATCTTTACAATATTTATTAATTATTTCTTCCTCATATTTTTTATTAATACATTCATAAATATCTATATAATGTAACTCTTTTGTCCATTCGTATTTTTTATTTCTTTTAATTTTATCTGCCCATGAACTTACATCTTCAAAATTTATATTTATTTTTTTTTTTAATTTTTCTTCGTTTATTAAAATATAATCATCTACTATTTTTCCCATATATTCATGTACTTTATATCCATAACCATACACATTATCAATTATTAAAATAATAAAATATATTGTTAATATATATTTCATTATTATTGTATTTTATTTTATTATTTGATTTCTAATCTTAATTTTTTATATTTAATTGTATTTTTAAAATAATTTATTTCATTTTCATACCTTAAATTCCAAAACCACTCTATTATAGAATTATCTCTTGCTAATAATATTGCATGTTCGTAATATTCGATTTTTAATTCTTTTCTTTTATTCCAAACCCATTCTAATATATCTATATTATTTTTTTTTACTGCCCATATTAATGCATATTTTTTATTTAGTAATTTTATATATTTATTTTTTTCATAAATCCATTCTAATATTTTAACATCTCCATTTTTAATAATTTCTGTTATATCTATTTCGTTAAATAAATATGGAAATTTATTATATATTTTTTTTAGTAGTTCTAAATTCTTTTTCATTATTATATAATTTAACATTTCTTTTGTATAATTATTCGTATTTTTTATTATTAAATCTTTTATTTTTTCTGATTTATTCATAAAATCTTTATTTTGTAAACACCATATCCATTCAAATAATTGATAATTTACATTCTCCATTTTATATTGTTAGTATTATTCAATCTTATTTAAATTACAATCAATAAAAATAATAAATAAAATATATAGTTTATATTTTATTTACTTTTTAAATAAATAAAACATTTGTAAATTTGAATATAATATATATATATTTTATTTTTATATTCGACACCTTCAAAAATATCTTCTACAAAGTTTTTAATATATAGATTATCTTTAATGGTAATATCATTTTGTTTAAATATTTGTTTAATATCTTTTAATTTAATAAAATCAGAACGATTATAAGAATGTTCATAATTTTCTATTAAATAATTCTTTATTTCTATTTCTTTTAATATATTTTTATTAGTTTCTTCTAATGTATGTATTTCAAAATATTCATATAATTTAGTCAATTTATTTTTATTGTCTATTTTATCTAAAATACTAATATCTCTTTTATTTAATTCTTCAATTAAATCTAGTTCTGTCATATTTTTTAATGTTTTGATATTTAATAATTTTCCTTTGTATTTAATAATATTATTATATTTTTCTTTATATTCTTTAAAAATAATTGTATTAATTGGTTCTTTTATATAAGTTTTTTCATTTTTATTTTTTATATCTTTTTCGTATATATTATATTTTTTAATAATATCTAATACTTCATTTATAAATATATTAATGTCTTTATATCTAAAATATTCATTCTTTTCTACTTCATATTTTAATTTTAATTCTTTTAGAATTAGATATTCTATATGTTTAGAATTGTATACATTTATTGTTAAATAAACTCTTGAATTTTTACCATATTGTATTAATCTTGATAAATTTAAATTAGACGACCGTCCAATTTTTACTAAATCTTCTTTACACGTCGTAGGTTTTATTATATAAATAAACCCATCCATTTTATTAATTTTGTATTATTAAAATAATAATCAATTTTTTCATTTAATATATTCATTTTTTAGTTTTTTTCGTATAAGACAAAATTGGTTGAATTTAAGACAAAATTGTTTTTTACAAGACAAAATTTTTAAAAATAGTACATTTTTTAAAAAAAACAGTACATTTTTTAAAAAAAACAGTACAATCTTATTTTTAATAAAAATAATAATAAAAATTATATTAAAACGAGACCATAATTTTAATATATTATCATAAAAAAATTAAGAAAAATAGAAAAAATAATAAAAAAGAAAAATATATATAAATTTCATATAATTTTTTTTATATTGTATTATTATTATTCTTTAGAAAATTTATATTTTTTTTATAAATTTTTCATAATTTTATGATCTTGTTTTTAATATATTTTTTATTATTTTTTATTAACAAAATAAGATTGTACTGTTTTTTTTAAAAAATGTACTGTTTTTTTAAAAAAATGTACTATTTTTAAAAATTTTGTCTTGTAAAAAAAAAAATTGTCTTACAAAATTGTTTTTTGTCTTAAAATAATAATAATTTTTGTCATATATATATATTAATGTATTAATTTTAAATTTGAAAAACAACTTCTTACTTGCTCTTTATCAAAATAAGCTTTAGTGTAAAATTCAACATTGTCAAAAATATCTTCTATAATTTTAATTATAGTTACAGAATCTTTAATATTAATTTCATTTTGTTTTAATAATTGTTTAATGTCTTTTATACGTATAAAATCATTTCGATTTTTCGATTCTTCATAATTATCTCTTAATAATTCTTCAATACTATCTTTATTATCACCTAGATAAAGTGTTTGTATTTCATTTATATGTGAAGGAATAGTATAATAAAATTTAACTGAATGTAAATTGATATATTGCTTAATAAGAAGATGATTAAGTTGTATAGATAGTTGTTTTTTTTCATCATTTGTATATTTAACAAGTTGTTTTTCATATTTTTTTTTTGGATTCTCACAGAATTTAGTAGTAAATTCTACTACACTTATACGACGAGCAATACCATTATCATAATCGTCAAAAGCAGGTAATTTATTACAACAAATAAACATCTTAAATGTCGGATCATATTCTTTTTCTTCTTTTTCATACAATCCTCTGCAAGTAAATTTATCACCACTCAATTTTTTAATAAGATTGATATTTAATTTAGCATTTGCCTCTGGTTCTGAACAATAAAGGAAACGTTTATTAATAAAACGAGATAAAGTACTATCAGCCTCGCCAGCAGTTTTCATTTTAGAAGTAAGCATATTAACAGGAAAAGTAGCACCATATTCACCAAGTGCATCATTCATAAGTTCCATAATAAAAGACTTACCATTAGAAGCGCGATGACCGTAATTTAATACTATTTGTTGTTCTCTGTTGAAACCTTCTAAACAAAGGGATAATTTATTTAACATAAAAGTATAATCTTCATCTTTTGAAAAAATATCATGAAGAATAGATTCAATTTTAGTAGTGTCAGTCGATTCATCATAGTCAAATCCACAAGACATAGTAATATATTCTGATGCATGACCTTTACGAAAACTAAGAGTCTTTAAATCAAAAACACCATTATTAAAACCAAGGATAAAAGGGTCATAATCAAGAGAAATGTTTTTATAAGTAAAAGTCTTTAATTCTTTAAGAAGATTTTCCTTATAATTAATTTTATCAAACCATCTAATAAATTCGTATTTTTCCTCATCTTGTTTTAAAGAATCTATATAATTATCTAATAATTGTATAACTTCAAGATCATTTTTATATTCGTAAATACCATTATCTGAATTGAAAATAAACAATTTATTATTAACAAAAATAATATTAAAATCATTTAAAATAAATTTAACAACTGGTTTAGTATCTTTATTTGTAATATCTTCATTAATAGTATTATTAATAATAAGATTATAAATAGTAGGAGCAATATCTGTAGATATAACAACACCATTTTTAGGATAAGTAAAATCACATGATGTACATTTTATACAATATTTTTTATTATGTGAATCACATACAGCAATGAGATTAGGGTCGGAACAATTATCACTAAATGATTCGTGGATATGTTCAATAGAATCATTTTGATAAAATGAAGATTCGATAGTTTTTTTATTTTGTTTAATAATATTTTCGTGATTTATATTATAAATATTCATAGTTTTATTTGTTTTACATATTAAATCAAGTTCTTCGATAATTTTTTTATTTTCTTTTAAATTTAATTTTTTAGTAATTTGATTAAAAATATCAAGATTAGATTCCTTAAGATATTTAAGAATAGTACCCATAGTAATACGGTTTTCTAAATCTGGATTGTAATTATCCCAAGAGATTTTAAACTGATTAAAGCATGAAATAGAATCATATTTAGAATGTGGTTTAGAATAATTATCAAAAATAAAAAAAGCGTGATTAAAATCAATATCATAAACTTTACAATAATCAACTATTGAAAAAGAAATATTTAACCAATCGTTATAAGAATCAACTTGTGGAATATTAATAATAATATCATTTAAAATATCAATAAATTTACTATGAGGCGATTCGTTTGAATTTAAATTAAGAATAAATAATTCATAATCATTTAATGAACGAATAGATTTATTATAAAGAATTGAATAATTTTTACCTTCTAGAACAAATTTTTTATCAGATAAAATATCTATATGTAAACCCTTAAAATTGTTTTTATTTTTTATTAAAGGATCGTATTTAAAATAAATATGATAACCATTATTAATAGTTGTAGTAATTAATGTATTTAATGTATTTAATTTACCAAAAGTCGATTCAAACCATTTTAAACCAGAAAAATTTTCATCTTTATTATCCAAGTCTATAACTAGAATATCATTTACTTCACCACATAAAATACCAATATTAGATTCGTTATTATAAAGTGGTTTAGATAAATTAACCCAGTTATTAGGTGGTGTTAAAAATTTTTTATTATTTTTAATTTTAACATTTATACCAAAATATATTTTTGGATTAATTATTTGTAAAATTACATCCATGATTAATATTATTTATAAATATATTTTAAATTAATTTATATTTATATTGATTAAAATAATATATAAAATAAAAAATGAATAATAAAAAAAAATAATAAATTTAAAGATTTTTATAAATTTAAATAAAACAAAATGGATATCAAATACACATTGAAATTAAAAGATGGAGTGTATGAATGTGAAAAACAATATTTGTTACAAATGGGTATGTTAAAACACCTTATTGAAGATATTGATAGTAATGAATATGAAATCCCTTTAGATTTAAATAAAGATATTTTTGATAATATTATTAATTTTTCTAAAAATCATTTAAATGATGATTTTACAGAAATTGAATTTGAAGATATTGAATTTATTTTTTCTGAAAATGATAAAAATTTTATTAATAAATTTGATAAAAAACAAATTGTAGAATTAATGAACGCATGTGATTTTTTAAATTATAAATTGTTGTTAAAATTATGTATTGAAAAATTTGTTGATTTAATGGATGATAACGATAAAAAAGTATTAGATAATTATATTATTGAAAAATACAAAGACTAAAAGTATAAAATATAAAATATAAAATATAAAATAAAATAAAATTAATTCAAATAAATATATTTGAATTAATTTTTAATATTTAAAAAATGAATAATAAAAAATTTATAAATTAATACTAATATCATAAAATGAATAAATTAATACTTGGCTGGCACACAGTGATTCAACCATCTATTAATAGTGGTATTAATATTATAAAAAACACACATGAAAAAAATAAATCAAATTATGAAGTTGGTGTACAAATTTTTCTTAAAACCCCTATGCGTGTATGTAAATCTAAATTTACTGAAGAAGATTGTAATATAGTTAAAAAATATATTGAAGAAAAAAATATATTTTTAGTTGTCCATGGACAATATTTGATAAATTTTATAAAAGAAGATATAAATTGGGCAATTCAAAGTGTTGTAGATGATATTCAAATGTTAAATAAAATGATACCAGAAAATAAGAAAAAAGAAACAGGTGTAATTATTCACATGGGAAAAAATGTTAATAAAGACAGTGTTGAAAAATGTATTGAAAATTTTTATAAAAATGTAAAAATTGTAATTGAAAAAACAAAAGAATGTGATGTAAAATTAATTTTAGAAACATCAACTAAAGCAAAAAATGGAAATGATATATTTTATAATATAGAAACATTTGGAAAATTAAAAAATTACTTAAAAACTAATTTAAAAGATGAAGAGTATAAAAGAATTGGGTATTGTATAGATACAGCACATATTTTTGCTTCTGGATATGATATTAAAACAAAGGAAACTTTTGAAAATTTTATATCATTATGGGATCATTATATTGGATTAAATGAAATAACATTATTTCATTTAAATGATTCAAAAGAGAATTTAGGATGTTGTAGAGATTTACATGAACAAATTGGGTTAGGTTTTATATATAAAAATGATGTTAGTGGATTACAAAGTTTGTTAGAATTTTGTAAACAAAATAAAATTCCAATTATAATTGAAAGCGGTGGTAACCAAGATGAAGAAATAAATTTTATTAAAAAATTAATTAATTAAAATAAATGATAGTTGTCATTTATTATATTATTTAATTTAAAAAAATTAGAATAATATAATAAATGGAAATATCATATTCATTTGATGATGTTTTAATTAAACCAAAGTTAAGTAATGTAATATCTAGAAGTCATGTATCATTAAAAACAAAATTATCAGATAAAATTAAATTAAATATACCTATTGTATCAAGTCCTATGGATACTGTTACAGAAACTAATATGGCTATAGCAATGAGTCTTAATGGTGGTATAGGTGTTATACACAGATTTCAAAGTATAGATGAACAAGTTAAAATGGTTAAGAATGTTAAAAGACATTTAAGTTATATAATAGAGAATCCATATGTTATAAATAAAGATGAATCTATAGAAGATTTAATAAAATTAAATAAAAAATTAAATGTAAGTGGATTAATGGTTATAGATAATGATAATAAATTTGTAGGTATTGTATCAAAAAAAGATGTTCAAGTATATAAATTATCAGAAACTAATTTTGATAAAGTATCAGATATAATGACACCATTAAAAGATGTTATTTATGTAGAAGAGTATAATTATAAAAAAATTGTAGAATTGTATAAAAAATATAAAATTGAAAAGATACCTATTTTATGCAAAGAAAAATATATAAAAGGATTAGTTGTATTAAATAATTTAATGTATATACATAATAATAAAAATATAGCATCATTAGACCATAATGGTAAATTGTTAGTAGGTGCATCTGTTGGTATAAAAGATTATATGGAAAGAGGAGATGCATTAGTTGATGCAGGAGTTGATGTACTGTGTATAGATGTTGCAAATGGGCATACAGAAATTATGAAAAATGCAATATGTGAAATTAAAGAAAAATATCCAAATATAACAATTATGGCAGGTAATGTATGTACAGCAGAAGGTTTTGAATTTCTTTGTAAAGCTGGAGCAGATTGTATACGTGTTGGTATAGGATCAGGTTCGATTTGTAGTACCAGATTACAAACAGGTATTGGAGTTTGTCAATTTTCAGCTTTACGCGAATGTTCTAAAATAGCTAAAAAATATAACGTAGCAATGATTAGTGATGGTGGACATTTAGGTAAAATAGGTAATAAATTTAAAGCAATTGCTGTTGGAAGTAGTGTTGTAATGCTTGGAAAATCCTTAGCTGGAACAACAGAAAGTCCAGGTAATATTATTTATAAAAAAGGTAAAAGGGTAAAATATTATCGCGGAATGGCATCAAGTTATGCAAATTTATCTAAACAAGAAAGGTTAGGTAATGAAATTAGTAATAATTTCCACGTAGAAGGTGTTGAAGGTGAAGTTGATTATAAAGGTTCTGTAGTTGATCAAATTAATCAAATATGTAACGGAATACGATCTGGTATGAGTTATGTTGGGGTTTTTTCTATTGATGAACTACATAATACAGAAATAGAATTTAATATTATTACACAAAATGGTTTTAGTGAAACTAAAACTAGATTATAAATATATTTTTTATTATAAAATTATATGAATAATTCTTTAGTATATAGAAGTGGTGATTTATGGTTCACAGGAAAAGTAAAAGAATTTCTAGATACAGTTGTAATAGGTAATTATAATACAATCTATTTAAATAGATGGTCATTTATGCATTTTTTATCTGGATTTTTAGTTGGTAAAATATTATTGAAATTAAATTATAATTCAAAACTAAAATACTATTCATATGGATTAGTAATACATACATTATGGGAAATTTGGCAAATAAGTATAGGTATGACTCAATCTCATAAACAATTGTTTGGAAAAGGTGGATTTTCTGATTTTGTAATAGATACATTAATGTTTTTAACAGGAATGTTTTTAATACAATTATTTAATTAAAATTTTTAATATTGTTAAATTATATAAATATGAAAAAATTTTCAACAATTTTAACTGAAGCTATTTTTGTAGGTGTTTTATTAATTGTATTATATAGTTTATTTGAATATATTACAGAATCATCTAATAAATATATTAATTTACTTGTAGTTGGTGCATTATTCCATATTATATGTGAATATACTGGACTTAATGTATGGTATGCTTTAGAATATTGTAAAATTATTAAAAATAATTAAATTTAATTAAAAAATAAAAATTATAATTTTACTTTTTAATTAACACAATCTTTTTTTGCAACTGATAATGCTATGGCTATTGCTTGTTTTGGATTTTTAATTTTATAACCACCTTTTGAGTTTAATTTTTTATTTTTAAATTCTCTCATTACAAATGCTACTTTATTTTTTACACAATCACTTTGTTTTTTTGTTAAATTTTTATAATCAATTCTATCGCTTGATTTAACAGATGATTTACGTTTAGGTGCAGATTTGCGTTTTGATGCAGATTTACGTTTTGATGTTGATGTACGTTTTGATGCTGATTTACGTTTTGATGTTGATGTACGTTTGGGTGTTGATTTGCATTTTGATGCAGATTTACGTTTTGATGTTGATGTACGTTTGGGTGTTGATTTGCGTTTTGATGCAGATTTACGTTTGGGTGCAGATTTACGTTTGGGTGCAGATTTACGTTTAGCAGCTGATGTACGTTTTGATGCAGATTTACGTTTTGGTGCTGATTTGCGTTTAGCAGAAGATTTACGTTTAGCAGCTGATTTACGTTTGGGTGCTGATGTACGTTTAACAACTGATGTACGTTTAACAACTGATTTACGTTTAGATGCGGATTTACGTTTGGGTGCGGATTTACGTTTAACAACAGATTTATTTTTTGAACTATTTAAATGTTTCATATTATATTTAAATATTTTTAATATTTTCCAATTCTTGTAAAAACAAAGTTTTAATATCAGGAATTTTTGTATTTTTATAAAGATATTTAAAATGTTTTTTTTCTAGAGTAGATGGAAAAAGATTTTTATTTAATAATAAAAATTCTATTAAATTAACATTATGTTGATCATTTGAATAAAATAATAATAAATCATAAAGTTTAATATGTATATTTATATTATTATAAAGAAGAAATAAGAAAGATTTAAATTTTTTATATTTGAATAGTTGATTTATAATAAATTTAGAGTTATTTTTATCAATAAATGATTCTTTTATGTAAGATATATATTTTTGTTCGGAGAATTTTGTATAAGGATGTATTAACTTATAAATAGAATAACAATTGTTAAACCACCAATTTAAAATATTAGTTTTTTGATATTCTAAACACCAAAATAAAACAAATTCGGGAAAATATAATTTAACATTATTTTTTAAATACCAATCAAATATTTGGACATCAATAGATAAAGATTTATCGGATGATTCTAAAATTTTAGATTCTAAAAAATCTATTAAAAAATTTACATGTATTTTTTTTTTTGAAAAATCATGCATACGATATTGGAATTCTGTTTTAAGATTTAAATTTTCAAAATAAGGTAATAGACCACTTGATATCCACCATTCAAGTATAGGTATATCATATTTAGATATACAATTATTCCAAGGTTTAATAAAAAAATTGTCAGAAATTTTAATATCCATATTTTCAATAATATTTTGGAAAGTATAACCATCATCAGAAATAATAATAGGACCTAAAATATCTACATAATTAGATGGTATTTTTAATTTTGTTTTAAAATAATTATAAATATTAAAATCTTGAAGGAAATAAATTATTTTAAGTTTACGTAAAAGAGTAGGTTGATTAGATATAAATTCTTTTATATAATCAAAATTTTCATTTCTGATTTTTAGAATATCTTTAGAGTGCATTATATTATAATATTATAATATAATATAAATAATCCATTAAAATAAAGAAATTTATTTTTTACAGACATCGATATATTCTCTTGCCAATTTAGTACCAATTATTTCAGATGCTTTAAGTTGTGATATTTTATTATTTTGAATTTTAAATATATTTAATAACATGAAATTTATTTTATCAAAGAAATTTTTATCATTGTTAAATATATTAAATTTATTTGCATAAATCATATTAAATAAAGCGGGAGATATTTCTTTAGTATGAGGTATTAAATTTTCAAGATTTTCTTTTGAAATAGATAAGAATTCTTTGTTGTTTACAAGTGATTTTAGTTCATCATGAATTAACCTGGCATTAGTATTATGAATAGAAGACATTAAAATACGATAATAAAAAAAAAATGAAAAAATAAACAATTGAAATAAAATAAAAATAAAAATAAAATATTTAAAATGATCGATATAAAAAATATCATTAAAGAAATAAGTTTATTAGATAAGGACGATAAGAAAAATATATTAAATACATTAATATCAGGATGTAATAAAGATAGTTATACAAAAAATTTAAATGGTTATTTTTTTAATTTATTGGATGTTGATTTAGATACATTAGAACAAATAAATAATAATATAAAAATTATAAAAGAAAGTAAAAAAAATATAAATATAAATATTATAGTAAATAATACAAATACAATAATTGAAAATATAGATAATGAAAATAAAGAGAATGAATTATATGAATTAGATAATGAAAGTGATAATGAATTATGTAATATTACAAATAAGAGACTAGATTTTGAGAAGGATAATAAAGAATTATATGAAAAGAATATAAATAGTTATAAAAGAAACAAATGTAAAAAAAATAGTGTGTTGTATAATATAATACAAATGTCAAAGAAGAAAACAGGTAATAATATGAGATTTAAAAATACTACATGTTATTACATGGAAGAAGATTATGATAATGAATTTTTAGATGTTATATATAGTGAAAATGAAATTGATATAAAAGATGATAATGAATATATAGGAGAAGAAACTGAATATATTGAAGAAATTGAAGATATTGAGGAATTAGAAGAAATTGAAGATAATGAAGAAGAAAAAGATTATAAATCAGAAGATGTTGAATTAGAAACGAATGATATGGATACAAATAATGAAACAATAAATATTGATAATGAAATAAAGATGTATGGAATAATATTAAATAATAACGGGATTAAAATAAATATGAATTATAGATTAATTAAAGAGGAATATGAAATTTAATTATGAATAATTTATTTTAATTATTTATTTAATATTTTTTTTTATTTTATAAAATTATAAAAATGATATCATTAGCTTTTCTCGTATCAATACTATTAATAGCAGGTGCACTTAACTGGGGTCTTGTTGCATACAACGGGATGGATCTTGTAACAATGGTAACTGGTGGTGGTATGCCTGACCGTGTTGTAAAATACCTTGTAGCAGCAGCAGGTCTTGTATATGCTTACAATCTAGTTCGTTAAATTTTTAAATAGAAAAATCGTTTTGTTTAAAAATTTAAAATAATATATAATATAAATTAAATGGATAATGATGAATTTTTACAGAATGCAAACTCAAGGGAAAAAGTTCATGTTTTTAATAAATTACCACATGAATTAAATAAATATAAAGAGGAAGTAAAAAAATTAAATAATCTAATAGAGGAGAATCAAAAAAAAATTGAAGAATTAACAGATAACATAAATAAAATAGAAAATGAAAAAAGAGATATTGAAAATTTAAATAATAAATTAAATGAAGAATTACAAGATATAAAAAAAGAAAAGGAAGAAAATGAGAAAGGTATGGAAATATGGAAAGAAGAAGTTGATAAAAAACTCCACAATTTCCAAGATGATATGAATGAAACATTAAATAAATTAAATGATGAGAAAAAAGCAAAAGATATGATATCTAGTAAATATGATCAAATGAATATATTATATCAAAGAATTAATAAAAATTACAATGAATTAAAAATAAAATATGATACAATGTCAAATGGATTAAATATAGATACAGAAAATAAAAATAATTGCAATTGTTGTTGTGATAATTGTGCAAGTGATAATAATGTTCAAGATACAGAAAAAAGTAGAGAGATAAATTTAAATATAAAAGATAAGAATACTAAATATAAATATAAAATGAAGAAAAAATAATTTTAGAGGTCGATAAAATCATCTATGAAATCTATATTTATTGATTTTATTAAATATGAAAAATTAGGAGATGGAATATTATGATTATCTGATATAGTAGGTGAATGTATATTATTTAAATTTAAACCAGAATTTGAAATTAAACTAGAAGGTTCAATAAAGAAAACAAGATAAAGAACAAAAAAAATTGGATGATTTTTGTCAGGTATGGTAGAAGATTTAATTATGTATTTACATAAAAAAATTAAAGATCCAAAAAAATCATGTAAAGAATAATCATAAGGGATATAATTTGTATTTTTTAAAAGAATTTTAGAGTAGAATGATTGAAAATGAATAAATAATTTTTCTTTATTATCAATAAATTGTAAATTGTATATATAATTTTTAAAAGATATAAAATTAGTGAAATAATTATAAAGATGAGTAAAATAATTATTAAGAAAATGAAAAAGAATTAAATGTTTTTCTAGCATTTGAAAATAAACAATAAATAAAATATTTATATTATACATAAAATGAATGATATAAATATACATTTTTTAATTATAGGAATATCAATAATATTATACATAATATTTAGATATTATATATTTAAGACAAGAAAGAATAAAAAATATAAAACAATATTATATTTAATTTTTATTATTATAGCAATGTATATAATATATTTTATAACATTAAAAGATGAAAAGATAATAGATATACTACCATCTATTGATTCAACTATTTAAAATAAAATAATATAAAATATATTATATATAATAATGGATATACCAAATAATAATAAATTAAAAGTTTATGAGAAAGATTTTAGTAAAAATTTAAATAAGTATGAATTTATTAAATTTAAACCTGAAATAAAAAAAAGAGAATCATTATACTTAGATAATTCCCAAATGATGATAAAAAATTATTTATCAAATACAACTATATATGAAAATATACTTTTATATCATGAAGTAGGTACAGGAAAATGTCATGGGAAGGATGAAAAAATAATGATGTTTAATGGAGAATATAAAAAAGTACAGGATATAAAAATAGATGAATTGATAATGGGAGACGATTCGACACCAAGAAAAGTTTTATCTTTAGCAAGGGGGAGAGATAAAATGTACAAAGTAATTAGTAGTATTAATGAAAATGATTTTTATATAGTTAATTCGGAACATATATTATGTTTAATGGCAAAAAATTTACCATATATAGATTATGATACATACAATGATAAATATACTATAATATATATTGAGAATAATAATATATTAATAGAAAATCATAGTATAGAAGAATGTAATAGAATATATCAAAAAGTAATAAATAATAAAATATTAGAAATAAGTATTAAAGATTATTTAAAATTAGATAAATATTTAAGAGAATTATTTGATGGATATAAAATGAAAGTTAAAAAAGATAGTTTAAAAGTACAAATAAATACAGATTATTATATATTAGGATTTTCATGGAGAAATGGAGATTTAAAAACAAAACAAATAAAAGATTTAGTAAAAGATATAAATAGTTTAGAGATAAGAATAAATATAATAAATGGATTTGTACATAAAGATTTTGATCATTTAGAAGCTATAAATGAAATATTAAGAAATATTAAAATAGAAGACGAAGAAGAGAAAGATTTTGTAATAAATTTATTAAATTTAGGAGGATATATTACAAAAGATGAAGAATTAAATAATATAAAAGTAGTTGATTATATTTATGATAATGAAATTTATACATATGAAATAAATATAGAAGAATATAAAGAAGATGATTTTTATTATGGATTTATATTAGATGGTAATTCAAGATATATAACAAAAAATCTAACTATAACACACAATACATGCACTAGTATAACAATAGCTGAAGGATTGAAAGAGTATATAAATAATATGGGGAATAAAATAGTAGTATTGGTTAAAAATAAAAATATACAAATGAATTTTATAAATGAAATATATTCAAAATGTACAGGAGAAGAGTATATACAGGATGATAAAAGGGATGATAAATATGAGAGAAATAAAGTATTAAGAAAAATAAATAAAAAGTATCAATTTATAACATATGGTACATTTGTTAATAATGTACTAGGAATGAAAGAGTATATAATGAAAAATGGAAAAAATATAGTAAAAAGGGTAAATGGAAAGATACAAAGAAAACAAACAAACAATATGATTAACGAATTAAATAATAGTATAATAATTATAGATGAAGTTCATAATATAACAAATAATGATATTTATATAGCATTAGAAAAAGTATTGAAAAATTCATATAATTATAGATTAGTTATGTTAACAGCAACACCAATTTATGATAATGTAAAAGAAATATTTGAATTAATAAATTTATTAAATTTAAAAGAAGAAAGTAAACAATTACCTATAAGGAATGAATTAAAGGCAAAAGATTATATAATACCAATTAAAAGTGTTAGTAATATATTAAAAGGTGGTGTATATGAAATTAATAAAGATAAAGTAAATGAAATAGAAGAAAGAATTAGAGGAAAAATATCATATATAACACAAAATAAAGAATTATATCCGGAAATTATAGATAATGGTGAAAAAATAAGGGATGAAGATGGATCAGTAAAAATAATAAAATGTGAAATGTCAGATTATCAATATATGGTATATATTTCAACAGTAATAAATGATGTAAAATATTTTAAAGATTATGATATATCAACAGTTTCAAATTTAGAGTCATATGAAAAAAATATATCAAGTTCTTTATATAAAAATACATCAGATGCATCTACTATAGTATATCCAAATAATAAAATAGGAAAACAAGGTTTTCAATTAATAACAGATGATAAAATGAGAATTAAATCAGAGTATAAAAATGTATTAACTACAGATTTAGGTAAATATTCATCAAAGTTAAAAAAATTATTAGATAATATAAATAACTCAAAAGGATTAGTTTTTATATATTCAAATTATGTATCAAATGGTGGAATAAATTTAGTAAGATTAATGTTATTAGAAAATGGATATACTGAATATATAGGAAAAACAAGTGAAGGTAATTCAAATACAAAGGGTAATTTTATAATGTATGATGACTCATCAAGTGTAGAAAGACGTGAAAAATTACGTAAAATATTTAATAACGATAATAATAAAAATGGTGATAAAATAAAAATAATAATAGGATCACCAATAATATCAGAAGGTATAAATTTACGTAATATAAGACAAGTGCATATATTAGAACCATCATGGAATTTAAGTAAAATAAATCAAATAATAGGAAGGGCTGTTAGGAAAAACTCTCATAAAAATTTACCAAATCAAGATAGAAATATTGAAGTATTTAAATATGCAAGTGTATATGACATAAAAAAAATAGAAAATGAAATCAATAATCATCAATTGTCAAATATATTTACATTTTTTATTGATGTAGAAAAGTATTTATTATCAGAATATAAAGATCGAGAGAATAAAAAAATAGAAAGATTATTAAAAGAAAATTCTTTTAATTGTTATTACAACAATGTATTAAATAAAATTCATGAAAAATATAATAATACAGAAAGATGTGATTATATGAAATGTGAAATTGAGTGTAAAATAAATACAAATCAAGTAGATATTGATTTATCTACTTATGGATTACATATAAATGAATATGATGTATATGATGTTAAATATGTAGAAAATATAATAATAGAATTATTTAAACAAAATTTTGTATGGACATTAAAAAGTATAAGAAATCAAATAAAACATCAAGATAAATCAATATCGCTTCATGTAATAGTATATGTTCTAAATACATATATTGATAAAAGAATTGTTATTACAGATATGTTTGATAGGGATGGTTATATAATTAAAAGGATGGATATGTATATATTTAATCCTTTAGATAAACCAATAGAAATGTCTTATTATGATAAATATTTAAATTTTGAAAAATATGAAAATAAATATACAGTTAATGAATATTTACAAAAAGAATTAAGTGATGTTACATATAAAGAAAAGGAAAAAAAGAAATATACAATAGATGAAGATATAAGTGATGATATAATTGAATATAACGAAAAATTATTAAATGAAAATAAAATAGTAGGATCATTTAGAAGTCCAGGTACAAAAGAAAATTTATATGGTGTAATTTCTGATGTATTTAAAATAATAGATTTAAGAAAACAAATAGATAATATAAATGATGCAAGAAAAAGGATTAGGGGTATGAATATACTAAGTTATAAAAAACCAGATTTAATAGATATATTGAATGAATTAAATGTAGAATCTGAAAATACATTTGATAGTTATGATAAAAAAGCATTAGCAAAAATATTACAAAAATATCTTATTGAAAATAATTTAGTTTTAAAATAAAAAAAATGATTAATTTTAATTTAAAAAATAAATAAATTAAAATTAATTGAAGTAAATAAATTAAAAATGAGTTTATCAATAATTAGTAGTGTTATTTTTGACCGTAAACAAAATAAGTTTGCAATTGGATCAAATAATAATTTAATTTATTATTTAAAAGATGACTTGAAATATTTTAAAAATACAACACAAACAATTAAAAATACTCAAAGTAAATTAACAAAAAATGTCGTTTTAATGGGTAGTAAAACATGGTATAGTATTCCATCGAATAGAAGACCTTTACCTAACAGAATTAATATAATTATAACAAGAAATAAAGAATTATTAGAAACATGTCCTTTTCCATCTCAGTATAATATACAAACTTTAGTTAAAAATTATGATTCTATTTTTGAAAATAATGTATATTTTGTAACATTAAAAGATTTTGAAAAATTTTATAAAATTGTAAAACCTAATGTTTTTATTATTGGTGGAGAAAGTATTTATAATTATTTTTTAGATCATAAAAAATTAAAACCTACACATTTATATTTAACTGAAATAAGTTCAAAAACAGAGATTAAATGGAATGAAAATACAAAACCAACATCGTTTATGAATGTTATGTCTAATAACTATAAATTAATTTCTTATTCTGAAAAATACAATGATAATACTGTAAGTAATATATATTTTAGGTTTTTACAGTATAAATTAATTGAAAACTATAAAAATGATGAAAATGTGTATTTAGAATTATTAAATAATGTATTTTTAACTGGTAAATATAAAAAAGATAGGACTCAAACTAATGTATTAAGTAAATTTGGACAAACAATGGATTTTGATATTAGTACTACAGTACCGTTATTAACAAGTAAATATGTAAACTATAAAACTGTAATAGAAGAGTTGTTATGGTTTTTAAGAGGTGATACAGATAATAATATATTAAAGAAAAAAGGTATTAATATTTGGAATGGTAATACTAGTCGTGAATTTTTAGATTCACGAGGATTGACTCATTATAAGGAAGGTATTTGTGGACCAATTTATGGTTTTCAATGGAGATTTTTTGGTTCTACATATTGTCAGATGTTTTCAAATACATCTGATGTAGATAAAAATCTAATTCGTGGAGGTATTGATCAAATTAATTGGGTTATTGAAGAATTAAAAACTAATCCAAATAGTAGAAGATTATTAGTTACAGCTTGGAATCCAGTAGACCTTGATAAAATGTGTCTTCCACCATGTCATTTTTCATTCTTATTTTATGTAGAAGATGAAAAATATTTAAATTGTCTTGTAAATATGAGATCAAATGACCTGTTTTTAGGTTCTCCATTTAATATTTTTAGTTATACAGTATTGACATATATTATTGCAATGAAAACTAATTTAATACCAAATAAACTTAAATTTAGTATTTGTGATGCACATATTTATACAAATCATTTAGAACAAGTTAAAAAACAATTAAATAATCCATTACGTCCTTTACCAATGTTAAAACTTAACGAATCTATTAAAAATAAAAACTTTGATGAAATTAATATAAATGATTTTGAACTTATTGGATATTTTCCTAATAAATTTATATCAGGTGTTATGGCTATTTAAATAAATAATAGTAAATTTTTAAAATTGTATTATTATATTTTAATAAAATAAAATTACATGTTAATTTTATTTTTATTTGTATTTATCGAGTGCGTAATTTTTTAAAAAAATAATTATATATTAAATATTAAATGGCAAAAGTAATGAAAAAACAAACCAAACAAACAAAATCTGTAGATGTACCAGTTGTTGAGCCAGTTGTTGAGCCAGTTGTTGAGCCAGTTGTTGAGCCAGTTGTTGAGCCAGTTGTTGAGCCAGTTGCTGAGCCAGTTGCTGAGAATGTATTTTCTGTAAGAATGAAAGAATTAATTAATCAAAAACAACAACAAGTAGTTCAAATGAAATCTGAATTAGTTGAATTAAAATCATTACTTAAAATGCATGATTTAGAAGTAAAACAAGCAATGAAACAAAAAAGAGTAAGACGCAAAAGTGATACACCAAGAAAACCATCTGGATTTGCAAGTCCAGTAACTGTATCTGATGCAATGTATGATTTTTTAGCTAATTTTGGTGTAGAAAAAAATACACCAATTGCAAGAACAGAAGTTACAAAATACATTCATAGGTACATAAAAGAGAATAATCTTCAAAATGAAAGTAATAAACGTGAAATTCTACCAAATAAAGTACTACAAAATCTTCTAGGTGAACCAAAAGAAGATACACTACAAGGTAATGTAAAATGTTACAATTTCTTAAAATTACAATCATATATGAGTCAACATTTTCCTAAAAAAGTAGTAGCATAAAATAAAATAATATAATGAAATTAAATAAAAATAATTTAAAAAATTTATTTTTATTTAACAAGAATATGTATTTAAAATTTGTTATAAAAAAAAATATAATAATAACTGGAGGAGGTGGTTTTATAGGGAAAAATTTAATTAAGGCAATTTCAAACGAATGTGAAATATTAATAGTAATTGATAATTTTATATCAAGTAGTGAGAATGATTTATACGAAATGTTAAAAGAAAATAATATAGATAATGTAATAGTATGCAATTATGATATCACAAATATGTATTTAAATAATTATGTTGAAGAAATAAAAAAAGTAAATAATATAAATAGAATAGATGAAATATATCATTTAGCATCAATAGCAAGTCCAGTATCATATAAAAAATATGATATAGAAACTTTAGATGTAGGATATATAGGAACAAAAAATATATTGGAATTAGCACAAAAAGAAAATTCAAAAATATTATATACAAGTACATCTGAAGTATATGGTGATCCATTAATATCTCCACAAAATGAAGATTATTACGGTAATGTAAATCCATTTGGTGAAAGAAGTTGTTATTCAGATGATACTGAAATTTTAACAGAAAATGGGTATAAGTTATTTTCAGAATTAAATAATAATGAAAAAGTTGCTACTTTAAATCAAAATAACGAGTTAGAATATCATATACCAGATGAAATTATTAAAGAAAAGTATATAGGTGAAATGTATGAATTTAAGAATTGGAATATAGATTTAAATGTAACACCTAATCATAAAATGTATGTTAAAAAGAGAAATTATAAGGAGTTTGAATTATTAACAGCTGATTCTAAATTTTCATGGGATAGAGCAATTTTAAAAAAAACATGTGATTACATAGGCAATGAACAAGAATGGTTTTATTTTCCAAAGTATTTAAAAGGATTACCAAATCAAAAAATTCCATTTGTAGAAAAAATTAATATGGATGTATGGTTGGAATTTATGGGTTATTATTTATCAGAAGGGCATACAGGTATTAGATTACAAAAAAAAAAAGGATTAAATGGAAAAATATATGAATCAAATGAATTTAGAATACAAATATCACAATGTGAAAAAAAAAATCCTGAAAAATTTCAAAGAATTAAAGAATGTTTAGATAAATTACCTTTTAATTATAATATAAGCAGAGCTGGTAATTGTTATTTTGTAATATCAAATAAACAATTAGCATATTATTTAAAACAATTTGGAAAATCTAAGGATAAATTTATACCTACTGATTTATTATCTCTATCAAAAAGACAACTAAAAATTTTATTAGATGCTCTTATATTAGGAGATGGAACTATTAGAAAAAATAATAGTAATAATAAAACATATAAAACATACATATCATCCTCTTATAAATTAATTTCAGGAGTCCAAGAAATTTTACTTAAAATTGGAACTTTTGGAAATATTTCAACAGTAATTAGGACAGATTTACAAGATAAGAAAATGTATTATATACGTATTAATTCTACACCTGATAGAAATTATACTTACATAAAACCTACAATTAATCAATATAATGGATATGTATATTGCGTGAATGTTAAAAATCATGTTATTTTTGTAAGAAGAAATGGTAAAGCATTGTTTTGTGGTAATTGTTATGATGAGTCTAAAAGGATTGGTGAAACATTATGTTATGTTTACGGAAAAAAATACAATATGGATATAAAAATAGCAAGGATATTTAATACATATGGAGAATATATGGATATAAACGATGGAAGAATAATAAGTGAGATATTTAAAAATATATTATTTAATAGAAAATTAACTATATATGGAAATGGTGAACAAACAAGATCATTTACATATGTAGAAGATACAGTAAATATGTTAATAAAATTAATGAAATGTAATTATAACAAACCTTTAAATATAGGAACTGATAATGAAATAACATTAAATGAATTATTAAAAATAGTTGAAAATTTATTTGATGTAAAATTATTAATAGAATATGTTGAAAAAACTGAGAATGATCCTATGTTAAGAAGACCAGATTTAAGTAAAAATAAAGAATATTTAGGTTATAATAATAGGACAAGTTTAGAAAATGGTTTAAAAAAAATGTTTAATTATTATAACAGTAGATATGGTAAAAATATTTAATGGTAAAAAGAATGATATAAAAGAAGAATATGAAGAATATTGTAAAATAAATCAGTGTAATATATTTCAAGAAGATATATCAAAGAATAGTGCTAATAAAAGATTTTTAGCAGCAACATACGAAGAAATATTTAATAAAATACAAGCAGGTGAAATTCATTTTTATGAATATTTTTTATCTTCACAAAAAAAATTTAAATTGTATATAGATTACGATAAAAAAATAACAGTGAAAGATGATTTGAGTACAAATTCTGTATTAGAAAATGAATCAGAAATAGATCATAAAATAGATATTAAAACCATTATAAAATCAATAAAATCAGCAATACCAGAAATAACAGATGTATATATATTAAAATCTATACCTGATACATTGAAAAAAAGTTATCATATAATATTTGATGGAGTTTATTTTAAAGATCGTAAACACATGGATTTATTTATTAAAAGCGTTGAATGTAATACTATAAAAAGATTAACAGATAAAAGAATAAAAATAATTGATGATTGTGTATATAAAGATAGATGTTTTAGAATGTTAATGTGTTCAAAATCAATACCACCATTAAGACCTTTATATTTATTAGATACAAATGAATTTTTATCTAATTTAAATGAAATAGTAATAGAAAATATTTCATATGAAATATTTTTAAAAACATGTATAGGATATGTTGGTGACGAATGTATAGAATATACAAAAAAAATACAAACTAAGAAAGAAAAGAATAAAAAATTACATTTAATAAATGAAGATGATATATTATCAGATAAAGAGCTAGTAAGAAAATATTTAGATATATTAGATAAAGATAGATATACAGATAGAAATAAATGGTTAAATATAGGGTATATATTATATTCTATTAATAAAGATTATAATGATTTATGGCATTATTTTAGTAAAAAATGGAACAAATATAATGAAAATGAAGTAAACATAGCATGGGATTCATTTAATTCATCAGAATATATATACACTGTACATAATTTAATATATTTAGCAAAAATAGATAATGAAAAAGAATATTTAAAATTAAAGGTTGATATACCAACACATGATTTAAAATATTTAAGACCATTTGATAATATTATAAGTAAATATATATATAGGTTATACGGTGATAGATTTGTATGTAGTAATCCAAAAAATAATGAATGGTATTACTTTAATGGAACAAGATGGGTATTAGAAAATAAAAGTTATAATTTAAGAAAGTTAATGATTAATGATGTATTTACAAAAGTATCAAAATATAGGAAAAAATTATTAGATGATACACAAAATGAAGAGCAAGCAAATGAAGAAATAATAAAAAATTATTATAACATTGAGAAAATGTTGGGATCTGGGTTAAAATTACATTGTTTAGAATTAGAATTTTATAATTCTAAATTTTATGATATAATAGATCAAAATAAAGATTTAATAGGATTTGAGAATGGTGTTTATGATTTAAGAACACATGAGTTCAGAAAAGGTACAGATAGTGATTATATATCGTTATCTGTAAAATATGATTATATAGAATATAATCAAAATTCAAAAGAATATAAAGAATTAATGGAGTTAATAGAAAAGATTATAACAAATAAAGATGTAAGAGAATTTACATTAAAAGCATTAAGTTCGTGTTTAGATGGTCATATAAGAGATGAAAATTTTTATATATTTTCAGGAAAAAATAATTCAGGTGGGAATGGAAAAAGTACAATAACAGATTTATTATTAAATACTTTAGGAGATTATGGAATAATGTCACCAGTATCATTAATAACAGGAAAAAGAGAAGGTTCGTCAAATGCAAATAGTGCATTAGCAAGTATAAAAAATAAAAGATTTATATTAATGCAAGAACCAGAAGCAACCGATCATATACAAGTAGGTATATTAAAAGGATTGACTGGTGGTGATAGGATTAGTACTCGAGAATTACATTCAAGTCAAATAGAGTTCAAACCACATGCAAAAATATTTTTATGTTGTAATACAATACCTAATTTATCAAGTATAGATGGAGGTGTAATGCGACGATTAAAAATAATAGAATTTACAAGTAAATTCGTGTTAAACCCAAAAGCAGAAAATGAATATAAAATAGACTTAGAACTTAAAAATCGTTTAAATATATATAGACCAGTATTTTTTTGTATATTAAGAGATTATTATAAAATATATAAAAAAACAGGATTAAATGCACCATGTGAAGTAATGAAAGTTACAATGAAATATGAAAATGATAATAATATTATTAAACAATTTCAAGAAGAAAATTTAGTAAAATCTACAAAGAAACATTATATTACAAAAGAAAGATTAAAAGAAATCTATAAAAATGATTCAATATTAAAAAGAGCATTTCCTAAATTTTCATTTTTTATATCTCAATTAGAAAATTCATTATGTTCTGAATTTATAAGAGATAATAATGATTTTAGATTATATAATTGGAAATTAAAATCAGACTATCAATCAGATGAAGATGACTCAGATGATTGATTTAATGATAATTAAAAATAAAAAATAATTTAAATAAAGTTTTTTTTTATTTTGAAATAATAAGATGTATAACAATATGTTTAATATAAAACCAAGTTATTACTATGAATCTAAAACATCAAGAACAAGTACATGGAATATAAATAATAATGGACATTTAGATGCAGTATCAATTGAAGAATTTATAGTAAATGATAAAATAATATGCAATCTTATAGTTAAAGACAGAGATGGTATAAGAACATTAAATTGCAGTGAAATGAATATGAAAATGATATATGAAAAATACAATGAATTGGTAGAATATACAAATTATTTAAAAACAATTAATGGAAAATATATTGAAGAATTAAATAAAAAATTAGGAAATTATACATCATATGCAAATTCGACATATGGTTGGAAATTAACTCATCCATATTCATCACTTAAAATTGTAGTATTTGTACCTGTAATGTTAGATAATACTACAAATAAAAATATTATAGTATTAAATGGAAAAGATATATTAAATGTTGACTATTCACAATTAGATGAATTATTAAAATTATATTCGTCTAATTTAACTGAATTTTTAAAAATGTCAGATAATTTATTAATTGATTCTTTATTAAATAATTTAGATGATATGAAAGTAAGTTCAAATAAGGAATTAATGAACATAATAGATAATATTGAAAAAATGAAAATGTAATGTTAATAATTCCAAATTATAGATCTAGACATTTCATCTGAATTATCATAAATATAATTTGTATATTCTTTATATTTGTTAGAATATATAGATAATTCTTGGATTTCTATTTCATCAAATGTATTATAGTTTGTATTTTTAAATATATTATTTTTATTATATTTAGAAGTATAATTTAAATCATAATTTAAATCGGAATTAGTAGATGAATGGGTAGATGAATGGGTAGATGAATTTGTAGATGAATTTGTAGATGAATTAGTATATGAATCAGTATATGAATGGGTAGACGAATTTGTAGATGGAGTAGTATATAAATAATTACAAGTATTTTGTGTATTAATAAAATTAAAGTGTGAATTTAAAAAAACAAAAATGTTTTTAAATGTATTATAAAATAACATACTTATAGATGACCAAAAATAAATTAATAAGAACATACAACTTATTGTTAAATAAATAAGATAGATAATGTAAAAAAATAAAATAATAATCATCATATTTTAATTTAAATAAAATAAATTAAAATAATACAATACACATGATGAATGATATAAAAACTAATAAATGTTGCAATTGTGGATATGAAGGGCATGTATATAAAGAATGTTTAGAACCAATAACTAGTTATGGTGTTATAGCATATAAGATAATAAGAAATACTTTAAATGAAAAAGAACCATATACAATAAATGTAAAAAAGATGTTAGATAAAATTAAAATAAATAATTTTTATAAAGTAGAAAATGAAAATAGGAATATAAAATTTTTAATGATACAAAGAAAACAGACTATGGCATATGTAGATTTAATAAGAGGAAAATATAATGAGAATGATGATGATCAAATAAATATATTAAGTAAAGAAATGACAGTAAACGAGATTAATAATATAAAGAACAAATATTTTGATGAATTATGGGATAAATTATGGATAAATCATAATTGTATATCATATAAAAAGGAATATGAATATGCAAAAAACAAATTTTTAAAATTTAATAAAAAAAAATTATATAATATAAAATCAAAATATTTATATGAAGAGTGGGGATTTCCGAAGGGAAGAAAACAAATTTACGAATCAACAAGAGAGTGTGCTGAAAGAGAATTTGAAGAAGAGACAGGATATAAAAAATATAATTTGAATAATACAAATTATAATGATAATAATATATATATAGAAGAATTTTTAGGAACTAATAATATAAAATATAAACATGTATATTATTTAATAAATATGGATGAAGATATATATAAACCAACAGTAAATAAGAATAATAAGATACAGTATGGAGAAGTAAAAAATATAGGATGGTTTACATACAATGAGTGTATACAATTAATGCGACCATATGACGTAGCAAAGAAGGAAGTTTTAGGTAAGGTATATGAATATATTATTAATAATGAGTTAAAAGAATAAATATAAATACTTTATATAATATAATTAATGAATATAAATACAGATTATATAAATTTAGGATTATGTATAATTTTATTTATAAATTTAATTTTATTTAAATATGACAATAATTTAATAATAGATGAAAATAATAGATTAAGAAGAAGAATAAAAGATTATAAAAAATATAAAAGTAAATTAATAAAAACTGTAAAAATATTAGATAATGAACTAAAAATTATAAACAACAATTTAAAAAAAACAATACAGACACCTATTATTAGTACAATAGATTTTTCACAAATACAATAAAAATATTATTATATAATATAGTAATGTGGATTATTATATTATATATAATTTTAATAAAAATATTAATAGAGTTTTTAAAAAAGAATGATAAATATGAAGAATTAGTATCATCTATAGATGATAGGAAATATAGAATAAGAAATGGGTTAGAAAAATCAATAGATTATAAGAAGGAATCTGTAGATACATTGGCATTATTGAATAGAAATATAGAAAAATTAATTAAATATTTAGAAAAAAAATATAAAAATGAAAATTTTGTAAAATATTTAAAAAGGAATTACAATGCATCAATTTTATCAGAGGCAATAAAATCAGAGAATTGGACTACATACACATTAAATAAGGAGTCTATATATATGTGTATTAGAACAAAGGATGAAAATGATGAAATATATGACATTAATTTATTAATGTTTGTTTTATTACATGAATTAGCACATTTGTCAAATTATGATAATAAAGGGTATCCAATAATAGGTCATGGAAAAGAATTTAAAGATATTTTTACAAAATTGGTTAAAAGTTCTATTGAAATTGATATATATAAATACGAGGATTATAAAAAATCACCAAGGGAATATTGTGGGATTACAATAAATACAAATATTATTTAAAAATAAAAAAATAAATATTAAATAATAAAAAAATAATGGAATATTATAAATCGTATTTAGATAACGATGATTATGATAAAGTATCTATAAGGGATCAAAAAAGATATGCAAGATCTATACAAATCTATGAAAATGAAGAAGGATATAATAATAATTTAGAAGTTATAGAAAAAGATAATTATATATGTTGCAAATGTTTTAAAACAGAAAATAACTATGGATTTTTTATATTACAATGTGGGCATTTATATCATATAAATTGTATTATAGATGATAAATTGAATGATTTATATAGAATAAATAATTTTAATGAATATGTAAATAATATTAAATGCGAGCAGTGTAAAAAAGTATTAACAAAAAATGAATTAATGTATGTATTTAATAGGTATAATGATATAACAATAGATAATATTAAAAAATATGAAAATGAGATAAAAAATTTAGAAGAAAAATTTGAAAAAATAAAACAAGAATTAGGGGCATGTTATGAATATAAACATCAATTAAATACACAAATAGAGACAACTAAACATATAATAAAAACATTGACATCAATTATATAAACTATTTTTTAAATTTTGAAGTAAATTTAGAAATAAAGGATTTTTTACTTTTAATAGAAGATGCAGGAGAAGGAACGTATAATTGATTATTTGATAGAATGTTAATATTTTTAATATATTCAATAAAATTATCAAATAATAAACGTTGAGATAAAATTAATTGTTTATAAATAAATTTATAATTATTAAATGTTGATAGGTTTGAAATATTTGAATTGAATAAAATTATATTAGATTCGATATTTATAGAACAATTATATGAAGAAAATGATTCTATTTCTGAAATTAAAGATTTAAGTGCAGTATAATTATCATTTGAAGAATTTAAATATGAATTTTTATAAGAGAGGTAATAATGATTATCATTAATATATTGATTATCATTATCTATTAAAAGTTTATCAAAATCAAAATTTATAAATTGATTATAAAAATCTGTAAGTGATATTAATTGCATTTACATTTAAAAATATAAAAAAAAATATTTTTTTAAATGTAAAGAAATGAAAATAATAATTGATAAAAGAGAAAGAGGAATATTAGATATAATAAAGGATATAGATGATATAGAATATGAAGAAAAAATGTTAGATATAGGTGATATTCAAATAATAAATGATGTAAATGAAATAGAATATTTAATAGAAAGAAAAACTATAAATGATTTAATGTCAAGTATAATTGATGGGAGATATAAAGAACAGAAAACACGAATATTAGAGAATATAGATAAAAGTAAATTTATATATTTAATAGAGATGACAGGATATGTAAAAAAATATGAAAAAATGATAAATGGGTTTTTATTAAATAATATATTTAGAGACAATATAACAATAATATATTCATTTAATATACAACATTCAATAAATTTAATAATAACATTTTATAATAAATTAAAATATAAAGAATTTTTAGTAGATAATAAAATGGTAAATTTTATACATAATCAAACAAAAAAGAAAAAGATATTAGAAAATAAATTTGAAAATGTATTAATGTGTATACCAAATGTATCAATAGAAACTGCTAAAGTAATAAAATTAAAATATGAGAAATTAATAAATTTAATAGATGATTTTAAAACTAATGGAGATGATATATTAAGTGAAATTGTTATAAACAAAAGAAAAATAGGAAATAAAATGTCAAAAAATATTTATAATTATTTAATAAATTAAAAAAATGAAAAATTAAAAATAAAGAGTATTAGTAAAATGGAGAACATAAAAGAAATTCAATTTGATACAAATACAAAGGATAAAATCCTTGAAATTTTATCAAGGCATAATTTTAACAATGAGTTAGAATTTAGGATTGGTGAATTCAAATGGATTAATAATAAGAGTGTATTTGAAACAAATAATGAAATAGATTATTTTTATAGATTAAAAAATTTATTGATTGAATATGGAATTAATTATAAAAAATTTAATACAATAGAAAAAATATATAATGAAAATAATTATAATGTAAAAGAAATTTTTAATAAAGATGATAAAACTATTATTTATCAACAAAAAAAGAAGATATATACATATAATATTTATGATTTTAATTTAAGAATAGCAATTTCAAAAGAGAATATTATTAAACAATATAAAAGTAACAATGATTATGTTTTACGTGAAAAAGAAAGATATTCATTTGATTTAAAATATTGTAATATTGATTTAACAAAGGTAAAACAAGATAATAAAATTATGTTTGAAATAGAATTAGAATTAAAAGAAAAAATAAATATAGATATGTTAAATAAAATATTATCATTGATATTATTTACAAAAGATTTGAGTCAAAATATAATAACTGTTAGTGAAAAGAATAAAATAATAAATGAATATAAACAGATTTTTAATACAATATTTTTTGTAGGTGCACAACCAGAAACATTACAAAAACATTTAATTCATGAATTAGGTAAAATAGAATATGCTATTACAGATAAAGCAGATGGTGATAGGTATATTTTATTTATATCAAGTGATAAGAATGTATATTTTATAGATAATAATATTAAAAAAGTATTAAAAACAGATATAAAATCTAATTTGTATTATTCTACAGTTATAGATGGAGAATTAATAAGAAAAAATGATAAATATATATTTTTAGCATTTGATATAATTGCTTTTAATAATAAAGATTTAAGAGGTGATAATACACAATATTTAAAAACACGATTAAATAGATTAAATCATATTATATATTCAATTAATAATGAGTACAATGATAAATATTTTGAAATAAGAATGAAAAAATATTATTATAAAAATATTTTCTTAGGAGCAAAAAAAATAATGGATGATATTGAGAATAAAGATTATGAAAATGATGGATTGATTTATACACCAATGAATGAATGTTATCCAGTAAATAAAAAGTGGAAAATGTTATTAAAATGGAAACCATCAGAAATGAATACAGTAGATTTTTATGCTATAAAAGATGTTAATAGTAATATATGGAATTTATATGTACAACATTATAATAGTAAAAATCCAAAAAGTTGTATAAATGAACTAGTTTTATTTGATGTAAATAAATTATGCGAAAATAATAAAACAGATACAAAAACATTTATAACATATATATCTGAAGATTTAATTGATCCAATTACAAAAGAACCATATGAAACAAATACTGTTATTGAATTTAAATGGGATAAAACTAAAAATATGTGGATACCATTAAGAACAAGATGGGATAAAACATATAATGTAAATAAATTTGGTAATTTTAGTTCAGTTGCATGTAATATATGGAATTCTATTCATAATCCAGTTAATTTAGAAGATTTATTTATATATATAAACAAATCACAAAATAAACAAGATGAAAATACTTTTTTTTTTAAAACAATGAGAATTTTTCACAATAATATAAAAAGAAATTTATATGATAAATATTTAAAAAATACAAATAATTTATTAGAATTAGCATCAGGTAAATGTGGAGATTTACATAAATGGATAAATTCTAATATTAAAAATGTAGATGGATTTGATTATTGTTATAATTCGTTACAAGAATGTAAAAAGCGTATAGATGGAATTGATAAAAATTTACATAATAGATTTAAATTTTATAATGTGGATTTAACATCACATAATTTAAATCTAGATATATTTGAAAATGATAAATATGATAATGCATGTTGTCACTTTGCGATACATTACTTTTTAAAATCAAAACAAACATTTGAAAATTTATTTAATATATTAAATAAAAGTTTGAAAAAAGATGGATTATTTATATGTACATTTATTGACGATAATGAATTATATAAATTATTTAATAATAATTCTTCAAAATGTTATGAATTAAATAATGAAATTCTATATTATTTAAAAAGATATGATTTTAGTAATCCAGAATATAATAATAAAATTGATATTTATTTAAATGGACAAAATTATTTATCATCAGGTTCAAATGAATTTATAATAGATTATTCTAAATTTATTAAAAATTTTGAAAATAATGGTTTTGAATTAATTGATTCTAAACTTTTTAAAGATATTGATAATACATATAATATGCAAGAATATGAAAAAAATATTTCTTATTTGAATAGATATTGTGTATTTAGATTAAAAACAAAAAATAATATTGATAATAATACTTCTTTATTAATTGAACAAAATAATTCTAATGAATTAACTAAATGTATAAATCAAAAGGATATATATTATATAAATGTAGATAATATAAAATTAGGTATGTATAAAATAAATACACTTAATGATATTAATATTATTATACAATGTACAGAAAATAATTATAAATTTGAAGTAAATAATGATGATATTATTACAACTGAAAAACTAGATAAAATATTTGGAAATGATTTAGGATTTATTGATATAAATTTAAATACAAATATAACAGAAGACTTATTAAAAAAAGAATTATCTAAATTAAATGATAAAAATGTTATATTTTTAAAAGTATATGATAAAAATGTAAACAGACAAATGGAAATAGTTACTTATTATTGGGTAACATTCAATGAACAAATTTTTAAAAATAATGAAGTTGTTAAACAACAAAATGTTAAAGAATTTCCTATTTTATATAAAAAAGATAGACAATGGAAAATAAAAGTTATTGATAATATGATTGAAACAGAATATGGACAAAAAAAAATGACAAAAACAAAAACTATTGTAAGTGGTAAAAATAAAGGTAAAAAAAATGAAACAACTGATTATGAACAGGCAGTAAAAGAAGCAGAAAAAAAATGGAATTCTAAAAAAGAAGAAGGTTATTCTGAAAATAATGAAAAACAAAAATGTGTTACAGAAAATAATACAAATATCGATGAAAAAGAAAGTGTAATGCTTGCAAAAATATTCGAAGAAAAAAAAATAACATTTCCATGTTATGTACAACCAAAATTAGATGGGTATAGAATGTTTTGGAAAGATGAAAAAATGTATTCAAGAACTGGAAAAGAATTTAATAACTTGAATAAATTAAAAGAAGAATTGAAAAAAATAAATTATAAATTAGATGGAGAGTTATATGTACATGGAATGTTGTTTGAATCATATGGTATTTTAAGAAAACAAAAAATAACAAAAAAAGATGAAGAAATTTTAAATAAAATAGAATATCATGTTTATGATATTATAGATAATACAAAAATATTTGAAGAAAGAAATAATATATTAAAAGAATTAAAAAATAAATTAACAACTAATATGATAAAAATAGTACCTACTTATATATGTAATAATGTAGATGAGATTTATAAATATCATAATGAATTTATTGAAAATGGATATGAAGGTACTATAGTAAGATTAAATAAATTTTATGAATATAAAAGAACAAATAATTTAATGAAATTAAAAGATTTTCAAGATGATGAGTTTGAAATAGTTGATTATACATTTGAGAAAAAGGATGTTAAAGGAGAAAAACTAGTAATATGGGTATGTAAAACAAAAGAAGGAAAATTATTTAATGTAAGACAATCAGGTGATGAAGCAACTAGAATAGAATATTATAAAAATGGAGATAAATATAAAGGTAGAAATTTATGTGTAAAGTTTTTTGGATTTACAAATGATAATATACCAAGATTTCCAGTTACAAAATCAATAGATTCAATTAGAGATGAAAAATATTAAATAGTTATATTGTATTTTATTGAATTACTTTTAACTATAATTGCAAATTGAATAAATAATATAAATAAAAGAATAAGAATAATAATAATAATTGTAATTAAAAATGGTTTAAGTTTATCTATAATAGAAAAAATTAAATAATTTTTAATTTTTTTTAATTTATTATTATTCTTATCTTTTAAAAGATTTTTATAAATAGTATCAATTAAATCTGATATTAAATCATCTAATATACTTTTCATATTATAAAATATTTACATTAAATAAAAATAATTTAAACAAAACTATTTATTATTATTAAAATGAATAAAATTACAGTAACTAATGAAAATTGTGTAGGGTTTATTGAAAAATATATTGAACATGCTCAACAAAAAGGTGCATATGTATTACAAGAGGCAGATTTATTACAAAGATCTTTGAATGTTTTAAAAGGAAATGCAAGTGATGAAACTGAATTAAATGAAGAGACATCCAGACAAGTAGTAGTACAAGGATTAGTAAAAGGACAAAAAAATGGTGTTTATACTTTAGCAGATGCAGCATTTTTATATAATTTAGTTGTATTTTTCCAAGAAGCATCTGTAAAATTTAGTGAAGTTAATAAAATAAATAATGATAATAACAATAATAATAATAATAATAATAATAGTGATAATGCTAAAGATGATATTGAAAATGATCATGAGGATGATGCTGGTGATTTTGAAATTGATGATGATGATGACTTGAGTGAACTATCAAAACCAGTACCATTAATACCAAAGAATGTATAAATGTTATATAATTTTAACTTTATAAGACCCATTAAAAGTATCTAGAGTTTTATAAAGATATATTCCTTCATTTTCATTCCATGTAATAAATAAAGTATTTTGAGAACTTAAACCATTACAAGATATTGTACGTGAAATATGAGGTTTTACAGTAGATGTATTTTTAGATATATGAAAAATAGCAGAAGGTCCATTTAAAACATTATTAGTAACAGTTATAATAAATGAACCGTATAAAGATGTATGTATTAATGATGCAGTAGTATTATTGAGATTTATATTTTGTATAATAATTCCTAAATCATCTACATATTTTTTAGTAGCAGCATCTTGTAAATTAATAGGGTCAAGAACAGATGTAATGTTTTTTAAATTCATATCAATAGATGAATTTGTTATAGATGAATTTGAAACAGAACATGAAGATAAAGATGATTGTAATATAAAAGAATTATTTAAATAAGCATTTGCTTGTAAATAAAAAGACATATTAATTTATACGAAGAAAAAAATGATAAAAAAAAATTCAAATAGATATTTAATAAATAATTAAAAATGAAATTTGAAAATTATAATCAATGTATACATTTTAAAGAAAATATATTAAAATGTATAATAAATGAATATAATGAAGTATATAAAAAACACAATAACGAAAAATATATATTAAATGAATCTTATATGGTATTAAATAATAATAATAAATATTATTGTTTAATTATAAATAAAGATTATTTTTATAAAAATATAAAAAATACTAATAATAATATTTTATATTTTTTTAATAATAAAGATGACGAATTTTATATAGAAACTGATTTCCATATAAAAAATACAATATTATTAGAAGGATATATATATGAAGATGAATGTCAAAAAAATTATTATGTTACAGATTTTTTATATAAAGATAATTTAGTTATAAATGAATATTACAAAAAAAGATATGAAAGAATTGAAGAAATAATAAAGGATTTTAATAATATTAAAGAATATATAAATTTTAAAATTCACCCTATTATATCACATGAAAATTTAGAATATATAAATTTATATATGAATAATTTTAAATATAAAAAACAATTAACACACAATGAATATATTTATGGTAATTTTAATAAAATAAATAAAAAAATAGAGAATAATTTAAATTTAGATGAAAATAATAATAATAAAAATTTATCTTTTTATAAAAAAATAGTAAAAAATAAAGAATTAGTAGAAATATATAATGTATATAACGATATTACAAATAATTATGAAGATTTATTATTAGTAAAATCTATAAAAGAAGCAAGATATTTAGAGAAATTATTTAAAGATAAAGATGAAATAAAACATTTATGTGTATATAATAAAAATTTTAAAAAATATTCGATAGTAATAAAAGATTAATTTTACATAAACCGTGTAGGAAGACCTACACGGTTTTCTTGTACAAAAGAATTAATAGGAAGTTGTGGGGTAGAAGATGAAAAAATTTCAAAAGATCTATGATAAAAATTGCTATCTTTTGGTGTATAAGATTTTTTATTTAATTGTAATGGTATTTTTATAAATGGATTTTTTTCATCTAAATTTCCATGAGCAGTTTTGTATTTAGATGGGTAATTTAAAGGTAATTGACCAATTTGTGTTTTAATATTACAATTAGTTAATTGATTACCGTTAATGCCATTTCTAAGTTGTGAAGCTTGGTTAATATTATTTGAAGGAACAGAGTAACCATCTTTATTTGCTATTTTAAAAAAATTAAAAGAAGAGTCTTTTAAAGAATTACCCAAGTTAGTTGTAATATATTTTAATTTTTTATTATTTATTTGACATTCTGAGTTTAAATAACATGGATCATTTGATAAATGCGTATTCATATATATAATATTGTAAAATAAAAAAACTAAATTATATTAGAATTTAATTTATTAAAATCTTTTTCAATACAAACAACTTTAAAAACAAAAAGGTTTTGATA